AACCGGGGATGCGCACAGGCTTTGCGTAGGTTACGCTGCCATCCTCGTCAAAGGTTGCCTTGGCGTAATGGCAGTTTTTCAGGCCAAATTTGACCTTATTGCTTTGCTTCGACATTGGTTATTCCTCCTATCGCCCTGCGGCCGGCTTATACGGTCAGCTCATACAGGACTTCATACATCTTTTCGGTTTCGATCCAGACCTCGCTTTTCTCATAGTAGAGTTCATGCGAAGTCAGGACTTCTTCAATAGTTGCTTCCATATCCGGGTCTTTGTAATCGGTGTACACCTCAATGTCCAGCCGGTTGAAATGGTAGTACACAAGGTTATCCGCACCGAAATTCTCGACTTTCGGATACAGGAAGCAGATAAATGGTGGATCAGGGCTCTCCCCTTCTGCGAAATGGTCATACGCATAAGGAAGCCCCATCTCCTCCACCAGAGCTTTTACTTCTTCGTGGGTCATTGGTTCCTCCTTACTTTAGTGCCTTTTCGATGAGAGACTGGAGCTGCTCGATGCCGGCCTGCTCTGCCGGAGCGATATGGGGTCTTCCTGCCACCCGTCCGCCGCCGCGCTTAGCATGTCCCTTTTCCAGCAGATGTGCCAGCTGGTAGCGGTTCTTGGAATGCACCACCATCTGAATACTCTGGCTTGATTCGGACTGTTTGGTCGCCACCCAGCTTCCTTTGTATGCGCCCGTTCTGGACGGTGCATTGGCAGAGATCTGGTCTTTGACCTTTTTCGCAGATTTGCGGACTGCCTTCTTAACCTCGGTGGTGGCAAGGGTCGCATACTCTTTCAAGCCCTCATTGATGGCATCTGCCATTTCATCGATGCTGACGGTTCTGCTCATCCGGCTGCCTCCTTTCCAAACGGCAATGAATCTTCAGCGTTTTCTTCTGGAAATTCATCGGGTCAACGGATTCGATATTGTAAAGCTGCTCCCGGAAGCGGATGCGGAAACCGGTGGAAGTCAGGCATCTCGTCTCACTGCACCAGCGGACCGTGAACACCACACTCTTCTGCTCGGCTATGACCTCACCCTCTTCTTCCTGCACCTGATAGGTCGAAGCGTAGGCAAAGCAGGTGAAATATTCCTCCCATGTGTTCCGATGGTTTCCGACCTTATCGGTCACAACCGTGCTTTTCTCGATCGTGATCCGCTCATTCAGCTTCTCGATCATCAGAACCCCCCCTCCCTCACAGCAAACAGAATGGAACGAAGTGTCAGCACCAGCTGGTGATGGTCGGCTTCGTCCCGGTGCTCATAGAGATACCCCAGTGCATACAGAATCGCCACACGGCAGGTACTGCGCAGAGCTTCCAGTTCCCTTGTGGGCTGTACCCCGTTCTCGGCATCCCGGTCAGCGGCGTTGACTGCCTCCCACTGGTCTTCCGATAAACGGCCCACATCCTTGCACATCTGCTCCGCAGAAGATAAAAGGATGCCGATCAGGGCATCCTCATCACTGCTGTCCACGCGG